AGAACAATGAACAGAGATAAACTAAAAGACTTGTATAACAAGTACAACCTAGACAGCAAAGACTTTTTTAAACACCAGCACTACACAATCATAACAAGACAAGGTATTGACAAAATACAAGCTATAGAACAAATGAGAGTAAATTACGAGGTTATTAAATGTGAGCCTAAGTTTGCAGTGTTCAAAGCTGTAGCAAGTAAGAACGGTCAAACTATTGAAACCTTTGGAAGTGCCTTAAAAGGGGACACCTATAAGGAAGGCAATACAAATAGTTGGTATGTCGCAGAAATGGCAGAGAAACGAGCAATGAGCAGAGCCGTTTTAAAATTAACAGGCTTCTACGAGTTAGGAGTCTTTGGAGAGGATGAGTCCGAATCTTTTAAAAAACCTACAATCAAAACCCTATAATATAAACATAAATAAATAAACAACTATGAGTGCACTAATTAATTTCAATTTGAATGTCGCTAAATTACCAAAGGAGAAATTTGTAGCTGGTAAGGATGGCGCAGTATATGTCAATCTAACAATGGCTGTAAATGATGAGACTAGATACGGTAATAACACAAGCGTATATGTCGCACAGTCAAAAGAGGAGAGAGAGGCTAAGAAGCAACGCCAATACTTAGGCAACGGCAAAGTCTTATGGACTGACAATGTTATAACTCTCGCAGAGAGAGAGCCACAAGCTGACCCAGTAACAACTGAGAAAGTAGATTTACCATTTTAAATAAAGGGGGGTTTTTTAACCCCTTTTTTTTTATATCTTTATCCAAAACAAAAACAAAATATAATTAATGACCGAAAAAGAAACGACACAGGCTATGTTGATGGAACTTATAAAAGAAGAGTGTACAATAGACACAACCGAAGTTATGGAGTACCCACCAACGGCCTTGAGTTATGGAGAAAAAACAATACAAACACCAAACGGAGAAATAACATTTCCAATCCCTTTAGGCACCTACGGAAACTTTAGTTTTATACAAGCTGCGCCTAAAAGTAAAAAGACCTTTTTTGCCTCACTTCTAGCCTCTGTTTATTTAAGCGGAGGTAATAACTTTGGCGGTAACATAAGGGGACACCGAGACGGCAAATGTCTTTTGCACTTTGATACAGAAATGGGACACTGGCACTCACAGCGAGTATTTAAAAGGGTCATAGATATGGCAAACATAAAAGAGGTGGGATGCTACCAGACCTATGCGCTTAGAACAATAGGATACAAAACAAGAATAGAATTTATTGAGCATATATTAAACGAGAACAAAGATAAAAACGGTTTAGTAATTATAGACGGAATTGCTGACCTCGTCAGTGACGTAAATTCGCTAGAGGAATCAAACCTTTGTGTTCAAAAGTTAATGGAATGGAGCGCAAAATTTAATTGTCATATTGTAACGGTTATACACAGCAACTACGGAAGCGAGAAGCCCACAGGACACCTTGGTTCGTTTCTTGAGAAAAAGACAGAGACCCAGATACAACTAGAACTTAATTCAGTACATAAAGAAAACATAACGGTTAAGTGTAAAAGGTCAAGGGGCTACGCTTTTGACACCTTTAGTTTTAGTGTAAATGAGTTTGGGTTGCCTTTTGTAATTGGAGAGATTTACGACCCCTTAGAGTATTTTGTAACGAGTAATAAAAAGCTATGAAGTCACTTGTTGAACTTGCCTACGATAAACACAAAGACTGGATTAATGTAGTTAAGAGTTTTGGCTGCAATCCCAGCTTGGCCGAGGACATTGTTCAGAGTATGTACTTGCAGTTAATTTGCGACATCCAAAAAGGCCTTGACCTTTGGTACAATGATGACATAAACACCTATTACTGTTATAAAGTTCTAAGAGGGATATTCTTAAACACCCACAAGAAACAAGCAAGAGAACTAAAAACCTACATAGAAGAGATAAAAGGAGAAATAAAACAAATAGATGACTTATCTATAGACGAGGTACAATACGCTAAGAACAAAGACAAAATAGACAGTATTCTAAAAGAAATGTACTGGTATGACTCCAAAGTTTTTACCTTAGTTGCTAGTGGGAAGTCTGTAGCCTCACTAAGCCGAGAAACTAAAATTTCTTATTATAGTTTATATAATACATATAGGACAGCTTTAAAACACATAAAAGACAATTTATGAGACTAGGGGACTTTGTTTACTACATTACTTATTATACTGGTATTAATTGGCTGGTAAAAAAGATAAGCAAACTACTTAAAAAAGATTGCGGCTGTGATAAGCGAAGGGACGAGTGGAATGACATTGAGTTATGGTAAAAGAGGATATTATATTATGGGCTAAATTCAAGGAGGACGTAAAAGACCGCCTCACAAAAGACCAGTATAAACTCTTATGCCGTTTGCACTCAGAACTATTAAACCACAAATACTACGAGCCTTGCAACTGCAACCCTCAAAAGTTGGTTGGTTGGATAAAAGATATAGATAAAATTTATGGACAATATATTTAGTGCAGAGGGACTTAACGAGATACACCTATGGGAGAAAGCCGTAGTACACTTGCTTAATCTAGACGGCTGGGACTTAAAACACACTGGCAGCGGTTCACAAAGCTGGGACGCTGAGGGCTACACCCCCAAAGGACTTCCTTGTGTAGTAGAAATGAAATTCAGAAACAAGCACTACCAAAAGAAAATGATACAGCTTGATAAGTTCAAAAGACTTATAGACACTGGTAAGACGGCTTTATATTTTGTCAATGACCCAAAAGGGAATTATTTATTTTGGCTAAACAACCTCAAGGACTTAGAGCCTATAGAATTTTACTTACCAGATACAACTCTCTGGGGCAAAAAGAAACACAAAAAGCCCTGTTACTTACTAGACGAGAGACTCGCTTCAATAGTGAATCTTACCGATTTTAAGAAGTAAAATAAATTTTTTAAAAAAAGTTTGTTTATAATTTGTTTATAACAAATATTTTTATATATATTTGTAATGTAATTAAAACAATGGATAACAAAAACGAGTGGCTAAAATTCCTAAACTAACACTGACAGCAAGGGTTTAGGGTTAGCCACCAACAAAAAACAAAAACAAAATGATTAACATATCTTATACAAAAGAATTTTTAAATAGTTTAACCGATACGGAACTAGAAAACTTATATAAAGAAAAAAACTCTAGCGTATTTTCTAAAAGGTTTGAGAAAGGTTTAATTTTTTCGCTATGTAGTGAAAGACACAGAAGGGCGTAATTATGAAAACACTAACAGAAACAGAAAAAGCTTGGATTACTATGATGGTTGAAGCCTACGGAATGAACGAACAGACTGCGCTTACTTATATTCAGAACGTAAACACTCACAAATGAGAACGCAGCTAGATGACCTTAGGAAGGAGTTGAAAGACATTGACGCAATTTTGTACTACAACAAGCGCAAGAAGTCTTTAACCACAGAGAAAAAAGCTGAACTAGAAAAAAGAGGCAGCGAGATAAGAACAATTATTTTTAATATACAATAAAATGAAAACTAGATTGATGACAAATAAAAACAGAGATTCTTTTAGAATTGATACAATAGAGAATAATAACTTAAGACAATTTTATTTCAATAATAAAAAACAAGCTTTGGAATACCAAAAAAAATTAATAGATAAATAACAGCGCGCGCATGCGCGCTTTAAAGTTTTATAAAATGAAAAAAACAAAAACAGGTCTTCACATAGAGACAAGAAAAAATAGGATAGAGGTATATACTCAAAAAGAACTTGAGGCAAAACTTAAAAGAATAGAAAAAAATCACAGTATAAAAATGTTTGTAGGTATTATTATATTTGCTTTGTATTGTGTTTTACTTACTTATTTCTGCTTGAAATGACCTTGCTACAAAGACAGTCTTATTTAGTTTGGTATTCGTTTCTTATGGATAAACTCTTAGAGTGGCAAAAAGAAAAACCAAACAACAAGGACTTAAAAAACTGCGTTAAGGCTATTACTCAAATCGGTTTATATAACAACCTTCTACAAACTGAGTTGGAGATCCAAACAAAAAAGGAAAACCTTACAAGACAAGAAAAAAACAAACAGATACTAAAACTAGAACAAGAACTTAAACAATTTGAATTATGACAATAAATTACTGCGGTGTAAAATTACTTGTAGACTTTAGCTACGAGGCACCAGAAAAAGAAACTTACGACCACCCTGGAAGCCCAGACAGTGCGGACATTGAAAGCATCCTTGTAGAAAACACAGACATCTACGACCTTCTAACAGCCGAACAGCTTTACGAGATAGAAGAGTTAATCTGCCAAAAGAAAAGGGATGAGTAAGATAAAACTACTAGACGGTAAATACTACGACAAAGCAGAACTGCTTAAACGGATGGATGATGACACCTTTTACTATGGGGACTTAAACAAACTTGCACTTAGCAGCAGCAGTCTTAAGCTATTATTATCAAGCCCCAAAACTTACAAGTTTAGTTTACAGTACGGCAGCGGAGAAAGTCAAGCACTAAGGGACGGCTGGTTATTTCATACCGCAATACTAGAACCAGAGGTATTTTCTGCTCAAGAGTTTGTAGAGGTACAATCTAAGAACACAAAGAAATTCAGAGAGGCAAAGGCAAACAATCCTAGAGTATTTACAGCAAAAGAGAGAGGGGATGCTGAGAGGCTTGTAGATGCGTTCTATAGAAACGAATACGCTAAACAACTAATAACTAAAGCAGAGTTTGAAGTCCCAGCTATAGACAATATTTCTGCTGGAGATTTTACAATGCCATTCAGAGGCAAAGCAGACGTATTGGCTGCGGATAGAATCGTAGACCTAAAAACA